GCATGGGATAGCGATTTACGCTTATCCTTTGCGTCTCTAACACTGGATTCATATCCACATTGTGGATAGTTCAAATCTAAGAGGATTGCGATAGGGGATTCCCCTTTGCGAAGAGGTGCTGTTATTTCCTGTTCAACAGGAGATAGCCACCCTTGCTTTCTCTCGGATGTTAGTACTTTATTATAAAGAGTAGGTAGAACTGCGTCTAGTGACATATGGTCTCTTAGAACTATATCTGACCTTTCACGAACCTCTAATAGAGGTGGATGATCTGGATTTGAACCGCGTTGGCCTTTCTCCATTGGAGAAAACGCTAATGTGTTAATTAACATCTGCTCTTTCGAGCCTGATATTACAACAAGTTCAGCACGGTAAGATGTTAGTTTCCATAGGCGCATTGCCTTTTGGAATTGGGATAGTGTTACTGCAATCATTTTTAAACGTCTATATTTAAGTTTAGCTGTCTCTTTTCTAGTAAGATTCATACTGATGTAATTCGACAATGTATCGAATTCACCCATTGGGTCGAAAGTATCTTTAAGCACCGATTCGGTGCTTATTAATAAATTTATGTCAGTATCATCAGGTTTATGTTCTAATGACTTGATGAATTGCTTATCTAGCCAGCCTCGCATTTTGCGGGCTTTACCAATTTGGTATTCGGAGAGCGCTTTACCTAATATTGAGTCATCCAACAATTCTCCGTCTTCGTCACGAGGACAATCATATGAGTCTTTCTCCCAAGGAGGAAGATAGACAATTTTAGCGATCTTCTTTGAAGCATCGTCAGCATTGTCGTTCAATGATCTATACATTTTACATACAATGAACAAGTTCATTAGTTTTGTAAATGATTCATGATACACTGCTTCTGACCTCTTAGATGAGGGGAGCGCAGTCACTGCATGAAAAAAGATAGAGTATTTCTCGAGTGTGCTAGTATACACCTTGTGTATACCTTGCAGCCGGGAAATTATCGTGACAAGGTCGTCTTTACTGTCGGTTAACTTGTATGAGATGTCATTACTCAAGTTTATGTGTGGCACCAATGGTCCGTCACGACTTAGTCGTGACAAGTCATTAACTAAATTTGTACTTATTCCTGTAATCTCTCTTCCATGAAGAAAGAATCGCGAAGCGAACTCAATCATATTGATTGAGCCTTTACAATTAAGTATGCATTTAGTTTTGTTGAGGAGATTCTCCTCGACTTCATTCATAACTGATTCATAATTCTCATACACTTCCGAACCTGTTAACACTAGATCATCACCTAGAAGTAGATAGTCTTTATATATGAGAGATTTTCCCTTATATTTAAAGAACCCAGCCCTTTGGGCTGAAATTTGTACTAATATGTGATGTAGTAATGCCATTAATGGCCATGAGCAATATGTACCCATCCCCTGTCCCTCTGAGTATTTGTACTTTGAGCCTTCATAGAAGAACTCTCTGTCAGTCATACAAAGTATGACGACTTGTGCAAACTCTTTAGAACCAGTGAGCTCTTCAAGTATTACTTGATAATATCCTCTTTTAAGTCGATCTGTAGCTTTGCTAAGATCGATAGAGAATAATCTCTCTGTTGGGTATTTTGCTATTGAACTATGTTCTTTAGCAAAGCGTACTATT